GTGTTAAGTTTATTAATAACTCCGTCAAGATCTCTAACCAAAGATTGAAAATCTTTTTGGTCGTAGTCTTCACCTGCTCTTGTTAATGATTGTACGATCTTTGCCATTATAATAACGTTGCTAGTCCTCCTAAATTTAAATAGACTCTTCCGCCGTGTGCAAAAAAACCTATTCTGCCACCATCTTTCCATTTTCCATATTGTTCTCTAGCATCGTCTTTAGAAGTAAAATCGCTCTTAGATGAAGTTCTATGATCCCCACTTCCTCCTGTTGAAGTGTCAGTGTCGTAAGTTCCTGGAGAGTGTACATGGCCACCACCATTATTACCTTGAGAAGGATGAAAAGGTGTTATGTTTGGTGGTGTTATTGTATTTCCACCATCACCATCATTATGAATATTAAAATTTTCGTTATAAGTAGGATCATTTTTTATTCTGTCTCTAATGTTATTAGCAGTTATTCGTTGTCTTACAAAATCGTTAAAATCTATTTGATTTTTTACGTCGTCTTCTTCTTTTTGTTTTTCTAAATAGTATTGATCAATTGGTCTTAATTCTTTGTTATCTTTTAATCTTTGGTTAGCAATCGCTACCCTATCTGCAACAACATTAGCATAGTTACCAGTAAGACTGTCTTTATTATAACCATATCTATCTTGAGTAGTTAAATTACCAAACCCGTGTATGTTTTGTTCTTGATTAGCTAATTGCATATCTATAAAAGCATTGTCTTGAGCATTTAATCTATTTTCTCTTGAAAAGTTATCCGCCATACCCATTAAAAAATTTCCACCAGGAATGGCAAAACCTATTCCTTTTCTAATTAAACCGCCTACCGTATCCATAAAAGTGTCTTCAGGTTCTGTACCTGGAAGATAACCACTGCTACCATAACTAGTTCTGTTGGTTACAAAACTTCCAGATGGTTGTGCTGTGTAGGGAGTAAAAGGACCTACATTATTATTTCCACCTTTACCTTCAATAAAAGCATTTGTGTTAGGTATTCCGTATGATGTTGTTACTTCTGTTTCATCTTCTTCTACCGTTGGCGAATAAGATTTATCCATTAAAAAGTTAGTTCGAGGAATAAATGCTCGAAGTTGTTCGTTTGTTAATGCCATTATCTTCTTCCTCCTGGATGTATATCCAATCTAAATGTACCTAGTTTCCAATCTTGACCAGATCCCACGTTAGCAACTTTAAATTGAACCGCTCTTCCCCTGATTCTGGTATCAACTTTTGTACTAGCTGTTGTTATATCATAATTTGTAGTAGTTGCACTACTATTTGGATAATTCTTAGTGACTAATGAAACTCGCGTGCTACCGGTTTGACTAATGAAATCAGGTATAAATCTACTAACCCTCATTATAAATTCACCGTCCCCTCTAAGGTCTGGCATACCTACAACAGTCCCTGTAGTACTTTTTTTCTGGGTAATATCAAAATCACCTGATTCAATATTTGCTAAGACAGCGGTAACCGAGCCTCCTGCATCTACTTGATCGGTCCCTGTTTCCTGGGCATAGTAATATGTAACTCCTGCCGTATTTCCAACGACATCAAAAGAAGCATTACTACTAGTATCATATTTAGTTGCATGAGGTTTATCAAAGATTGAGGAATCTTGCCACGCTGTTCGAGCTAAACTACCTGTGGTCCATACAGTTCTTTTAGAACCTGATTCAAGATAGTTATAAGTAACTACTCTATCAATTAAATTAGAACCATTACTACAATAAAACCAGTTTACTTCTGTAAAAAGGTTATTCAATCCACAGTTAATTAAATCTCTTGACGTAGTATTAATATCATCATACACATAGTCTTCGACTAAGCATGGTAAAGATTTTAATCTACCATCGTATGCAAAAAAGCCATTTTCAGCCATCCAATATGAAGTACCGTCGACCTCAATTGCTGCGTTCTTACCTATTAGTCCACAGTTAGTTCCAGCTATTTCAAAAGAAAAAGTAAATGGTGCGCCAACAAAACGCATTAAAAATAAAGCTTTATCGGTCCAGACATAGATAGCATCTCTACCTTGTACGGCCCCCATAATTTTAGATCCATCAGCAAGTCTTTGTGTACCCGAGGTATTGTTTGCTGTTACCGTATAAGCTGTAGACCCATCAATATTTTCTTGATCAGAGAATCTAATATACATATCATCTTGAGTGCTTGTATCTCCAATTGTAGTTTCTGTCCCAAAAAATATTAAGTGTCTATCCGGTGTAGAAACTAACATATGCCTTGAAGCTGTTGGTGCATTAGCAAGTACAGTAGCTCTGGTATTAGTTGCACCTGCTACTGAGGAATCCCATTCAAAACATTTTCCATTATAAATCAATGCTAATAATTTTGTTCCATAGTTATCTAAAACCCATAAACCTGGGTCAAGAGTAACGTCTTCAGAAGATGACTCTCCCCATGCTACATAATCAGAAATATTACTTACTGTTACTCCAGCAGTATGGGCTGCTCTTGTAGTCCCATTAACCGCACGCGCTCCTCCACTTAAAGTTCCTGTAGTAGTATCATTATTTGTATAACTAATATCTTCTGATCCAATTCTAATTTCTCCTGAATCTGGAAAAGCAGTTGAACTAGCTACAACTACAGTCGTAGTAGCATCGTCTGGAAGTGTTGTTGATAGAGTAGTCGTTGCAATACCTGAAGCAGTTCCGCCGAAGTTAGCAGTTCCCCATCCATAACCACCTAGTTGTTGATTAGGGCCAACATGGTAATAAGGACTGCCTGTCGCACTCCCTACATTGCTAGTGCTTCCAGTGGTTTCATTAGCGGCCATCGTTAATTCAATGGTAGTAGAAGTTGGAACTTGTGTAGCCTCAAAAACTTTATCTTCAAAATCTGTAGTTTGAAAACTAGATCCTGTAAGTGTAGTTACACTACTAAAAGTTAAAAGATCTCCTTCCAACATACCGTGTGGAGAAGGAAATGTTACTGTAACAGTTGGCTGTCCACTAGTTGTTGAAAAGTTACAGCTAGCGATTGAAGTTCTTAATGGTGTAATGTCATAGTAAGAGCCAGCATAATATATATAAAGAACTTTACTTGTTCCAATAGCAGAATACTTTACTCCAGCGTTATTATCAAAGTGATGAATTGCTCTAGCTGGGCCCGTTAACTTATCAGCCCCTAATTGGTCCCATCCACCTATTTTCTCGGGTGTACCATATCTAAACCTGACATTATCTCCCCCAAACCATTGCCCTTCGGCTCCAGTCTCTGTGACTTGTTTGTTAAATCCTGGTAAAAACCCTAATTTTTGTAGCATATAAAAACCTGTTTATTAGGTAATATAGCAGATACTAGAGAAATTCAATATCTTTAATCAAAGGTATAGAGAGCAATAATGCGGGCCCCTTTTTTAGGATAAATTAAGTAGTGTTTACAATTATCAAACAAAACACCCTTATATTTTTCAGGAGTTACCTTATGTTTAATCTTATTATTTTCATCTAACATAATTGTTTTTGCATCTTTATCACAATCATTTAAATAAATAATTAACTGTTTATGATCAAACTCATGATCAACATGAGAAGGACATTTTTTTGTTCCAATATTAAAGGTTAGATTAACATTTATTCTAAACACTTTATTAATTTTTATTTTGTATTTATCACAAAAAGCAAAAAGAAGTTCTAGGAAAATATCTGCGTGTATAGAATTAAATTTATTTTCTTTTGTATATTTTGAAGGATAAGTCGTGTCATCTGCCTTTCTGTCTTCAGGTCTTTTAAGAATTGTATGAGAAAGATAGGGATAGTTAGTCCCTTGTCCAAATGCTGGACCCATATAAAAAGATAATTGATTTTGTTCTAATAACTTTTGTATAGTTTTTTTATGTTCTTTAGTTAAAAAGTTTTTACCTTCTTTAATTAACCAACTCATAATTTTACTTCTGTTAAATTTTTTTGATCTCCAAGGGTGCCTTTAATAAAACTATTAAAAGATAAACTTATTCTAGTTTTATTTTCTTTTATTTTATCTACAGAATGTTTTAGATTAGAAGGAAATATAATAATCATTCCTTCTTTTACCGGCACTCGCCAAGTTGAGGAATTAAAAGTATTATATTCTTTTATCCCTAATTGTATTTGTTCATATTCTCTTTTATGAAAAGTAATACAATCATCTTTAGTAGTATTAATATAAAGAACACCTGATAAATAAGAATTAGGGTGTGCATGCTCATGATGAAATTCTCCTTTATTAGTATAGTTAAGCCAAGACTGAGTAATATAAGGAGTGGCTGTATTCTTAATTTTTAAAACATCTGTAAAATAATTATTTAAATAAGTTTCTAGTGTTTGTTTTAAACTTTTTAATGTTTTTGTATTTAAAACATATCTATTTTTTGTATTTCTATTTCCATAATTTATTAATAAATTATTTGGATCTTGACAAAAATAATTGTTTTCTTGTTTTGAAAACTGTCTCCCTATTTCAGTTATGTATAGAGCAGTTGAAAATATACTTCTTATAATAGGGTCTTTCATTCTTAAAGTTTATTTAATTTATCATTAAATAAAACTCTTTCTTTAGCTAACTTATCTGTAAGCTTTCTATTAAATTGAGCTAAACCATCTAGAGTAATTTTTAATGACTCATTTTGAGTTTTTAAAAAACCATTCATTTGTAACTCAGAATCTAAAAGAGCTTCCTTTTCTCTTATAGTTTCTCTTAATTCTTCAACTATTTTTTTTAAGTTATCGTAGTCCCATTGTGTTATCATAGTGTTTCTCCTTTTAATCTTCTTCGTATTCTAAATTAAAGTTAGCCGCAACTGAAACTCTTGTTACGTTTGATTTATATGTTGCTACATTATGAGTTAGGTTCCATGGAAAAATAAAAAAATCTCCAACTTCTCCTTTAAACTCATAAAAATTATTGTGAAAGCTTTGTGGGTTTCCAACAAAAAAACTTAATACACCAGGACCAGAACCTGTTCCTTTCCAATTTTTTTGTTCTTGTGTTATTTTTTTAGGCACGTCTAATAATAATACACTGGATAACTGACAGTTATGATGAATGTGGGGAGGATTTGATTCTCCTTTTTTCATATAATTAACCCATGCTGAATTCATTGTTATTTTTTTTAAAATTCTAGAATACCAAATTCTGTGAGCTTCTTTGTAAGCACTCAGATAAGGTGCTAGTATGTCAACATATTTAGCCTTATCAATTAAAATTTCATCATCGATAAGACCCGCTAGCCCTGTATTATATTTTTCTGTTCCACTATCACATAATTTTCTAATAGTTTTAACGTCTTTAATATCTACTTTTATTTTAAATAATAGTGGTCCCCAATAGTGTATCGTAAATTGTTTTTCCATTAACCCTTCTGTTTCTTTCTTAATAATTGATCTACACCTAATCGAGGTCTACCATCATATTTACGTTGTTCTGCATCTGATTGTTTCGCATCTATATAATGTAAAAACAATTGAACACATTTACCTTGTGGCAAAGGTTTTCGCCAATGTTCTAAATGAAATCCAGGATATAATAACAAGTCTCCTGGTTTTAAAATAACAGCTGTCCCTTTAGTATTGCCTGGAACATAATCTAAAGCTTTATCATCTTCATTCATTGCTGTTCCTTTATTAGGATTGTTTTCAATATAGATTGGCCATTCTTCTCCACCTAAATTAACGGTTGCAGAAATTTTACAATTAGATCTATCTTTATGTCTTTTTAATTCATTGCCTTTATTATAAACCCTAACATATGAATAAGTTTCATATAATTTTTTTCTCATTGTTTTTTCTATTAAAGGTTTTAGTTGTTCTAAAATAATATCACCCGCCATAGATCCATAAATAGCATACGATCCGGGAACTTGAGGGTCATTAAACACACCATATTCTTTATTAAACTGAGAAATAAATTCAGCTGCAAAGTATAATTTTGCTATCTTTTCTTTTTCTAAAAAATAATTTTTAAGAAAACCACATACTTCTGGTTTTAAAGCATTACGTAAGACTTTATATTTTTTTTTCATTTGATGTTCTCCAATGCAACAGGTAAGGCTTGACAATTAAAATGTATAAATCTAAACGGTTCTTTACCTTCGTCTACTGTGTATTCATGAGGTAAATAAGACGGAAAAAATATTATTTTTCCTGGTCTAGGTTTAAATGCAATTTGACTAGATGCTATATGTAGGTCTTTAAAATTAATTTCTGGTAATTGATTCATCATTGCACCAGCTCTTGGATCATGAAATACTGGTTTAGAAGTTTTATCGCTACATTTTAAAAAATAAAAACCTGAAATATGTCCATTCCAATGTGTGTGTAAACTATGATGACCACCACCTTTTCTATCAAATTCTTGAACCCACAATTCAGTGCAAAAAACTCTAACTGTTTTTAAATCATAACCCATTTCAAGTAGTAAATTATGTGAAGTTGCAACTATATAATCTTGTAATTCTTTGTATTGAGGTACATTAATTAAACTTTTAGAATGAAATACATTTTCATTTCTAGTAAGTTTTTTAGCTTCTTTGATGTATTTATCTGAAGCTTTATCTATTTTATTTATATATTTTTGATCACCATGATGACATTCCCAAATAGGGCTAACAAAATAATGATCTCTTTTTAATTCTTTAGGAAATGATGTTGTCATTTTATAGGTGGTCCTTTGTGCCATACAACTAAACTATATCTCGTTCCTTTGGTTACTGGAAGAACTCTGTGTATTACAAAAGAAGGAAAAGTTATAATAGTTCCTTGTTGTTTTATTGCATTTGTTTTTAAAATCTTATTTTTATGCTTAGGGGGAGCATAGTTATAGAATTCTAAATCTCCACCTTCAAAATCTTTAGGGTCATTTAACAGTATAATAGTAGAAAGTTTTCTAACGCTTTTTTCAAGACGACCATTGTCAGAATGCCAAGTATAGTGTTGTTTTTTCTCTCCTTCATATTTTGTAAATTGAAACAGTTCTACAGTGTCATAATCAAAATCCCATTTAGCTTGTTTATTAGATGCCCAAACAAAAGGACGTATTTCTTTATATATCCAAAAAGTATTTAACCAACATTGTTGAGAGTTTCTAATTTTAGTTACTTTTATATTGTCGCCAATCTCTCCTTGTTTTAATCTTTTACTTTCTCCGTACTCAATAATTTCATTACATATTTTTTTAGTAACCCCTTTAGGGTAAGCAAAATAAGAATGTTCTAAAAAATTCATTATATCTATAGTCCTTTATAGATATGTTATATAATAGGATATTTAAATTGTCAATTGATCTAAATCAATTATGATTCAGGAACCCAAGATTGTGTTCCTTCATCCCAAGTGAAAACATATGGGGGTTCAAAAGGCATTGGACCAGGAGGATTAGGTGCTTCCCAATCACATGTTGACTCATCTAATACCCAACTTGGATAAGGTTGCGGTGCAACAAATCCATCTAAATCTTCACGATAAAACCAACCATTACCAGGATAATTTTTTCTAAAAGAACCATCTTCAGAACATTGTTTCCATTCACCACCAAAAGTATTGTGACAATATTCTTCACCTTCTGCAGACATATCAGGTCCAGCTACATCGTCACCGATAAGTCTCATTTGTAAAACTTCTTTTGTTGATGGTTTTAATTTACAATATATTTTCATAGTGTTTACGCTAATGTTAAATTCCCATCCACAGTAAACGTACAAATTTTATCACCTGTTGGTGAGTCTGTTGCTACACTATTTGTTCCAGGGGATACTGATAAAGCTCCAGGTGCATTTGCTGCAGGAATTCTAATTATTACTACTCCAGTTCCACCTACTGCTCCAGGCACTCCGCCTGTAGTGCTGTACGCTGCGCCGCCTCCGCCGCTTCCTGTGCCGTTAGTTCCGGCTGTATTTGTTCCGTTAACAAAACCTGCTGATCCGCTTCCGCCACCACCAGTTCCGCCAGTTCCTCCAGCAGGAGCGGTATGCCATCCTGCACCTCCGCCACCACCAGCTCTTGTAACTGAAGTACCTGATATTGAATTTGCTAAACCATTTCCACCATTTCCACCATTTCCAGCATGGCCTGGACTTGCGTTCGCACCTACTGCGCTAGCGCCACCGCCCCCAGCAGCTGAATAATTTCCACAACCAGATGATCCACCATTATATCCTTCTACAGGACTATATCCTCCGATGTTTCCACATCCACCTGTTGATCCTTGGTGAGGTGTTCCACCACCAGATCCACCGTCGTTTAAATTGGATCCTGCAGGGTGAGTATTGTTGACACCTGATCCTCCGCCGCTTGAAGCAAATGCTCCAGCCGCTAAACCAATTGTAGAGTCGTGTCCTTTAGTAATACCAGTTGAAGTTGATCCTGTACCAGCGTTTGCTGTAGCTCCAACATCAATAGCAATAACTGCTTGATCTAATGAAATTTTTGTTCCGCCAGGAAAAGAAGTTCTATATCCGCCTGCTCCTCCGCCACCTCCTGGTGTCGGTCCAGCCGCTCCTCCGCCAGCTATAATTAAATAGTCAGCATCAAAGGCTGCAAAACTTGCTCCACCTGAACCAAATCCTAAGATGGTATATCCAAAAGCCATATTCTATACTCCTTACGCGTCGTTAGCTGCATCTGTAGTGTAGAATAATTTAACTCCTAATACTCTTGCATCAGCACTAAATGTATCGCCACCAGCATTTGCATCTCTATATAATTGAAAATAAGTTTGTTCACCGGCTGCAGGAGATCCTGCAATTGTAACTGCAGAACTTTCTGCTGAAACTTGTTGGTCTTCAACTGTTCCTATACCAGCATCTGTAACTGTTATTGCTGTTCCATAAGCAACATCTATTGTATCACCATCAGCACATGCAACACCTTGTAATCCAAAAATACAGTTTCCTGTATTAGTAGAACCAGGAGTCCAATATACTTGATAAGTTATTGTTCCTTCATTCCATGATTTTGGCATAGCCACTGTAAATTGTGCAAATTCATCTGTGCCTGCATCAAAATCTAAAACTTTCATGTCAGGTCTTGTTGCTGTTGTTTCAACTTGTTGTGCATCAGCTGGGTTTGTTGTTGCTCCATACATAGCATTTGCTGGTACCCAAATAGTTTCTTTACCAGCAATTTTAATTGCTGAACCATTTCCTTGTAAAACACCTGATCCTTTTGGAACTAAATTTATACCTACGTTAGTTTCACCAGACGCTGTAAAGCTAGGGTTATTACCAGTAGCCGCGTTAGCGTATGTTAATTCGTTAACCGCTGAACTTGTCGCAGTTAATAAAAATAACTCGTTTCCGTTAGTATCTAAAATAGAAGTTCCTATTTTAGGTGCAGTTAGTGTTTTATTAGTTAAAGTTTGTGTTCCAGTTGTTGTAACATCTCCAGCT